TGCTTGCTAAGTCTTGCAGCGTTTTGCGCCGCGAGTTCGGTAGCGCGTAGAGTCTGTTGGACATGTTCTAACTCCTTCGCGTCTGCACGCATTGATTGAATCTTCCAGGCCGTGCCGAAGCCGGTAGTAGCCGAAGCCGCAGCTATCGCCAGGGCAATGATTAGCTGTGGACTCATGCCCAGCCGCCGCGCCGTTGCCGCCATCTTTCCCAAATGACGTACCCGCACAAGCCCACAACAGCCACCAGCAGCACCGGCAGCAGCCAATCGCCCAAGCTGGAAACGCTGTACTTAACTTCAGAAACTAGCCGCGATGCCTCAGACACCGCCGCGACGGTAGCCGTTCCACCGGCAACCACACCAGCCCGATTAATAGGGCTTTGCGCCATAGATGACTCTTGATCAATCCGCTGCGGCATTGATGGGCTCACCGGGTCGCTGACGACGTCAGCCACAGGAGTTAAGTAGAGCGCTGATTCCTCGGCGCGTCTACGGGTTAACCCTGCATAGACAACGCCAGAGCTTTTATTCCACAGCCCGAAGGCACGCGCCGCCGCCTGATGGTCGCCTCGGTTATGGCACTTCAAGACTGTGCTTTTGGTGAAGCCTGAAATGCCAATGTTGAAACATAAGAGGACGAGGGAATCAAACTCGTTTTGATTCGGAGGATTGCTACAGGCTTTTTCCACTGCCATTTCATAGCCGATTAACTCACCGATCAAGCGAACGTCCGCTTGCTCGCGTGTCATCGTGTCGCCCATGCGAACTCCCTCCGTGAAACCGTAACCTATGGTTACACGGTCGCCGGGTACTGGGATGTACGCCTTGGGACGGAAGCCTTCTAAGCGCTGAAGGGTGCGCCGTGCTTGTGTTGAAAGTCTCATTTCCTCAACCCTTCAATACGCTTTTCAACAAGACGATCTAACTTCAAATCTATCTTTTCGAGCTGGTTACTCAATCGCTGGTAGGTTTCTGTTGCGGCTTTGTCTTGACGTTCGTCACGATCATGCTGAGTTGACACCTGTGTTTTTAGAATCTCAACGTCTTTCTTTATGTCTGCCACCGCCCAGACAACCATCGCGGCCTGCACTAGCATTGCAAAAATAAGGCTCAAAGGAACTTTCTTGTCCAGGTGCCAGTTGTCATCCATTCTTCTTTCTCCCGTTTTTGTTGTCATGTTGTAAAAGCTGCGTTTGGGGTCTATAGTTGGGGGATGAATGAAGATCAGATGTACCGTGCCGCTATTGTCGGATTTACGATCCCCATTTGGGCTTATCTAATTCAGAAGGCCAAGTCCTACTTGCGCACCGCCAGGGATAAGGAAGGGCGCGTACTGCTCGAACGAATTGGCTACCGCCTGGGCTCCCTGTGGGCGAGAGCTAACCGCCGAACGCATTAGAGACTGCGCCCAAGGTGTGTACATCGCCGCACCGCCTAACAATCCTGCTGGTATCAGTGGATTCACTGCACCACTGGCAAGTCCGCCAACGCCAAGCATTAACCTGCCTGCTGTGCCACTATCTGGTACTTTGTTGGTAAGTACCGATTTACCAGCATCGCCTAAGTCTTGCCCAAGAGCGTTACCCCTAGCAAAAGCCCCTTTATCCTTGGACTTGTCCAAAGCCTTCACAGCGCTTTGAAACTGTGCTGGGGTGAATTGCCCATCCTCAGCACCTACAGAAGCCGCCGCACGTTGTACGCGCTTGAAGTTGGCCCAGCCTGCATTCGTGGCTTTTAGTTCGTCAGCACTTGCGCCTGCTTGCCGCTGTAGTAAGTCCTTCAATTCGGCCTGAAGTTGCTTGATTGCTGGTGCGATCTTGTTATCGTTTATCGCTTGCGATCCGTACAGCTTCGCCGCATCTCTGCCTAAAGTGCTTTCGAGCGACTTGTAAATGTCAGGAGTGATGTAGCCGTTTGAATCAATCGAAGACTGCACATCATTCAGCGCTGCCCTGAATTTCAGTTTGTCATCCTTTGGAATCATCAGCCTATTGACCATTGATGTGAGTGACGATACCGACTGGTTGAACTTGCTATCGACATTGATTGCGCCGATCCCGTTGAGTACATCGTCGTACTTGTTCTTCAGAGCGGTTTCTGTGTAGGCCACTGCATCACGTCCCGTCAAGCCCTCTGGAAGTTTTAGACCTATCGGCGCGAGTGCTCGATTGTTTGCGACACGCTCAAAATCCGAAGTCGCACGGCCCCTAGCTGCTGCGATAGCATCACCCACTATAGGCAGGCTTTGCATGCGCTCTTCTGCTTTGTTTGACCATCCACCAAGGGTTTGACCAATAGTCGGCCTAACGCCTTCGGCTTTCAATAATTGGTTAGCAGGGCTTATTGATGCATTTGGGCTAATAACGCGGGCCACTGCACCAGTGGCAGCAGGAACCAAGCCGCCAAATGCTGCGCCGAGTCCTACCTGTTTCAGCTTTTCCTCTGCAAAATTGCCGTCACCGATTACAGGATTGAGTGCACCAGATATGCCGCCGCCTAAGATCCCCGTCGCCACCTTGCTGCCAAATGTTGCTGCAACAGGTAGCTTTGACGCTATCGCAAGGTTTGCAGGGCTAACCACGTTCCCAATGGTTCTGTAACCATCAAAACCGCTTTCACCGCCTGCGGCGCGTTTAGCTTGGTACTCTGCTTCCTGCTGCTGGATAAGACCGTCAACGCCACTCTCTGACATCTTCGAGAATACGGACGGCAACTTATCAGCAAGCCAGTTATTCACGCCCCTGTTGGCATCATTGAAACCTTGGGGCATTGCCTTTTCAAACAACTGCGCAGCAGCATCGAAAGGATCTCGCACGCCGCGCAAAACCTTATCGGTGCGCGTTGCTGGCTTGGCGTTGGATGGCTGGCTAAACAGATCAGCGCTTAGATCGCGTCCACCTGATTGACTTGGAGCGTCAAACAATTCTGAGCTTAGATCGCGTCCAGGCATTACATATCTCCAATCGTGTAACCCTTGGCCCGAAGTGCCTCTGTGACTTCTTTTGTACTTCGTCCACTGGCTTTAGCTGTTGCAGCAATGTCGCTCATGCTTGCTTTTTTTGTTGCTGTTTCGGCTTTTGGTTTGAAAGTGGCGTATGGATCTGGTGCGTACAAATCAGCGTCCAAACCAAGTCTCTGCGCGTTATCACGGTACGCCTTAACATCGTTTCTGCTTCGCTTGTAGTCCGTGTTTGTCAGGGTTCGAGCCTGATTCAGCAAGTCCTCGCGCTCTTTTGGTAGCAGGCTTTGCCCAGTCGCCAGCCGTTGCGCGTATCCCTTTATTTGATCCGGTACGTTGCGGTTTGCATTGAGTAGCGATATCTCACCTTCGCGCACCACCGACTCAGGATCAAGCGCTTTCACGAATGAATAAACCATCGTCAAGTCACCCTTTGCCGAAGGGTTCAATGATGCTTCAGTCATTGCTTCGTAAGCCTGAGCCCGTGCGTAGCTTGGCTTTGTGGCTGTGCGATAGTCGTTCTGGAAAGTCATCGCTGCCTTGGCAACGGCTGTCGGGTCTCGAAGATCAACAGACATCTTTGGCGCTTTGGCCGAGTTTGAAGCGTTCTGCCATTGCTCATAAGAGCCCTTGTAACCCTGCTTCTGTGCATACTCGTACTCTTGTATGGCAGAAGGTAGTGTGGGCAATTTGACTTCTTGCGGGATGCTGAACACTTCGCGCCCCGTCTCATCTCGCACACTGTCACCCTGCTTGTAGGCAGTGAGCTTTGGCCCTTGCTTTTGAATGCTTGCTGCGTATTGCAGGCCAGCTATAGGGTCAACCGCTTCAAGTGCAGACGCATACCCCTGACGATCAAAACTAGCCGGTGCTGAAGGCCCGTAGCCGTCCGCAGCCATACCGATAGCAGGCGTTTTAAATTGAGCCGCCAATTCCCGCATCTTCTTCTGTTCAGCGACTTTGTTTTGATACTCTTGCATCTGAAGTTGCTGCATTTGCTCTTGCATAGCTGCGCGTTTTTCCGCCGCCTGTTGTTGCTTCCACTTGTCGCCCTGCGATAGCCCTTCCATCAAGCGTTGACCGAAGCCAGCACCGTCCGAGCGACCACCCGCAGCAGCCAGAAGCCCTAGAGCCTGCTGCCCCTCGAAGCTGTTAAACACATCCAACAATCCAGCCATGATTAGCCCCCCATTAGTCCGATGTTTTGATACTTCGTCCAATCAACCGGAGCAGCTTTAGTGCCCTGAGTGAATTGGGGCATGTTGCTCAATAAGCCGCGATTGCTGCCCATGAAACTATTAGCCATTCCTGCCATTGCCGGTGCGTTGGCTTGGTTGTTGGCTAGGGTATCGAGCAAGCCCTGATAGGCTGTTTTCTGCTCTGTGCTGAATGGGTTTTTAGCGTAGTAGTCTTGCATTCCCGCATTGCGTTGCAAGTTCTGCTTTAGGTACGGTTGCGCCGGTGCCCACGGGTCTTTCTGTGAACTTGTTGTCGAGTCTTGGCCTGCTGCCGCACCTAACAGAGCACCGCCAATCTGCCCAAGAATCGGATTGTCTTTCAGGAAGCCGCCTGCTGTTTTCGCTGCACCGCCTAAAGTAGAAAGCAAACCCGCACCACCAGCCGCACCAGCCGCGATTGAGCCACCACCAGCCAGGGCACCGCCTGCGCCCACCGCTTGAGGCATAGTAGCTAGAGCTAGATCGCCAGCCGCAAGCCCACCAAATGCAGGCATAGTAGAGCCAGCAAACGCACCACTAGCCGCACCACTAGCGCCGCTAGCTGCACCACCGAGCAATCCGCCAGAGTACAAACCATAACCACCAGCCGCAACCGCGGCCAACATGCCGAGATCATTCGTTGACATACCCAAGGCTTTAGCAACCGGGCCAAAGAATCCATCATGGCTGTGATCTGTTTCGGTGAATGTGTTGGGCTGTGCGTTGACACCTAATACGCTTGGATCTGGTGCGACTTGTTCGCCTGTTTGCGCAGCGTATGCCGCCAACGTATCAAGGTATTGCTTGTCGAGTGCTTCTTTTTGTCGGCGTGAATCTTCGTCACGATTCCAATCGCGATTAATGTCTTGGCCTCCAAATTGCGCTTTGTGCGCTGCAAGCCAAGGTGTATAAATGTCGTTCCAGGTAGGTGCCGCCATGATTTAGCCTCCGTAGTATTTGTTAGCAAGCTGCAAGCCGCCTAGCGCCCCTATGTAGGGGTTGCCTTGGTTCGTCTGTGACGTTGAACCGCCCTGCCCTGCAATGGCGTTAGCGTTGCCGGTGAAGTTGTTGAGGTTGTTGATAGGCGCGTTCTGCATCTGGCTTGCAATGTTGGCCTGTGTCTGAGCCCAATTCGTCTGAGCATTCATTGAGTTAAGCCCGTAGTTAGCGCCAAACTGCTGATTGCTCTGATCCAGATTCGCATAACCAAGCTGGTTACTCTGCATCCCAAGGTTGTAATTATTCGCGTTCGCTTGTCCTTGGTTTGCAAGCTGGCCCTGTCCTATTGTGTAAGCGTTATCAACAGATCGGCTTTGTGTCGCGTTGCTGTCCTTACCAAGTGAGTAGGCGTTATCCGCTTGCCGGTTGCCTAGTGCTAGATTGCCTTGGCCTAAGGTGTATTGCTGGTCGCTGTTCCGGTTTCCAAGGTCGAGATTGCCCTGAGATACGCCCAACTGCCCCTTACCTAGCTCGTACTGATTAGCTGTGCCGGTGCGCTGGTTATCAAGCGTTCCTTGTCCAAGCGTCATCGCGTTGTCGATGCTCTTGTTTTGGGTGTTGTTGCCCATTAAGCCGAGGTTGTATTGATTCGATTGCCCTGCATTGAATTGGTTATTCTGGTTCGTCTGCCCCGCATTGAACTGGCTTGCCTGATTCTGGAAGCCAGCGTTTGCCGTTCCTACGTTCGCACCGATCCCCGACAAGTTCCCCGCAGCCGTACCCATGCGGTTCTGCGCCGCTTCGTTAGCGCTGGAGTACATATTCGTTAGCGAGTTGGCTAGGTTGTCTTGCGTCTCTCCGATAGCCTTGCCTTGCGCTATTCCTTGACGGCTTCCACCATACTGCCCCGCCATTGCAGCACCTTGCCCGATGCCAGGCATGATGTTCTCTTGCAGATTCTTATTGAGCCGTTTGGTTATGTTGTCGGCCTGGGCATCGAGATACTGATTGTTAACCTGCCCACTCAATAGCCGCTGATTAGATTGGGATGGATCTGATTGGCCCATTCCTTGATACTGGCCTTGCAAGTTCACGCCCTGCGCTTGAGCGCGTTGCGGCGATCCCGATGTAGCCGCTGTTGTCGGGGATGCTTGGCCTGCTACTTGCCCGTTTGACCAATCCGATACCTGTTGCTCGTTGAACCCGGTGAACGGTGCAAATTCGGCATCTGTAAAGCCAAATTCTGACTTCTTCTGATTGTAAAGCTGCTTGGCGTCTTCGCCTTTGCCGTTGCCGTGCAACCAGCGTAGGTCACCGGCAAAGTTTTTGGCGGCGTTGACGTGATCCTGATTGTTAGCTTCATATCTTGATTGTGTAAGTCCGAGATTTGCCATGATTTATCCTTTATCCAAGTAATACCCACGCGCCGCCGCGATAACCTACAAACTTTTGCCCTGTTCCCAAGGGATTCCAGCCGGTTCCGTCGCACAGCCTGATGTCACCGTCCCGCGGTTTCGACGGCGCAACGTGTGTTTGCTCTACATTCCCCGCCGCCAGTAGATTCACCGCCGCAGCGATCATTTGAAACTCTGTTCGCAGGTAGGCCTGCAATTCCTTCGGGTCGCTCGGTGGCTCACCTGGGCTGTAGAAAGCTGTACTAAGTGAAGGAGCACGCATTACCAGCCTCCCGCGTCTTGAACATCCAAGTCATACGAATCAAGCCGCCAGGAATAAGCTGTGCCGGTTGAGAAACGAACAGCGATATACCTTCCAGTGACAAAGCAGTCGTTTGCCACGGTAGAGCCGATGGTGTGAGACATCGTTGTGCCGTAAGTCGGGTTTGCATAAGGATCATCACTAGAGCCGATCTGAATGTTTACCGTCTGCCCAGTGTTTCCGAGTATTCGAGGACGTATGCCCCGCACCAACTTGATCCGCTCTGGTGCGTCCATCGAAAGGCCGCGCCGCTCCAAATATGCACTCGGTTGCGTCCCTTCGAAAGAAGCAGAGTTATCCAGCATCAACAGCTTGGAATCTGATGTAGCCATCAAAACCCGAGTCGTGAATGGGACTAACTCAGGCCCACCCCATATAGATGTATCAGCTTCCCACACATCAGGATCACCCGCCCAAGTACCCGATAGAGAGGTGTCTACAGGTCCATAGTTCGCGTGATTCACACTTGGAAGCGATCTAAAAGACACTGTGTTGTCTTTGTAGTTCCACACCATCGCCTTGTTGCAAACAGTGGAATCGACGGACGGGTAACACACGAAAACTTCATTCAAAAACGGATTCTTGAAAACAAAACAAAGATGAATGTAAGTCGTGTCGATATCCTGAAACAGGAATCGCCGCGTCATCTTATCGAGCACGGTAGTCGCTTGTTGCCCGTCATGAATGACAACATCAGAAGACGTTAGTACAAGGTGCTGCCCGTCGAGTTCGACAATGCAGTTCCGATTCATCGCACCAGAGATTCCACCGACTTTCGAGAAGCGATAGACGAATGGCCCCCCGATGTAATCCATCCGCCACACCGATTGCTCTTTGTAGATCATGAATGAGTCGCGCAATTGCAGCCCATCAATAATCTGATCAAAGCCCTCTGCTAAATCCGTCTCGCCTGCGTCCTTCGTTGCGTCTGTTTCATCCCACGAACTTGGCACGGTTCCAGGATCTGCGGGTGTACTCCACTTCACCATGTATGGGTATCTTGTCGCAGTCTTTGTGATGTTCAGTGCAATCAAGCTGTTTTTGTACGCTCGAAGGCTCTTGCAATACGTGTTTGCAGGCCAATTCGCCAAATTTACGAAGTTGTTTGCAGTGTTGAGATCCCAACTCATAGGGACGTGCGTTGCATCGCCGCTGTTCAATATCGGGATGCCAGAAAGAAGCGTGCTAGTCCACTGATTGACGACTCCTGTTCGCGGTGTAGCGTGGGTTAGATCGGTGTGAGTCGCAGCGCCCCCCGAAATAGTCGCGCCATAGATGCCTGAAGCCGTGGTGTAAATCCAATACCGCTCCCCAGCCACATTGCAAGGGAATATGTGTTGCGGTGCGCCGCTTGGCGTTGAATAGACCGCACCATAGCCGCCTGCTTGGTGGGCATATCCGTCCAAGAATCGAATGTTGCTTGCGTCCGTCCAAGCGTTAGGGGGCATTTCAGCCGCGCTCAGATCCTTGTTAACGCCTATCGCGCCTGCTGCGGGTACTTTGATGATTGGCATATCAGACTATCGAAGCTACGGACGAGTAAGTGAAATTGCCAGGGTATGTAAGCCCACTTACCGTGCCAGATAGAACCCACGCCGCGCCGTCCCAGTATTTCACGGTGTAAGTTGAAGAGTGTCTGTTGTCAGTGTCAAAGCCTGCAAAGCGGATACCGTCAATAGCTTTTGCCGAAGCAAATTCAAACTCAATTGCAAAATCAGGCTCCGCAATTTTGACGAGATTAAAAATAATTCGTGTGCTTGTGTTCTCGTCATAGAGTGCACTCACGGTTGTGCCGCTGTCGCCTGTGTAAGGGCTGCTTAATGTTGCCCCAGCAGCTATAGACACACCTTCATAAAGGTGCAACTCGGATATTTCAAACACGCTGCCGCCAACAGTCAATCCGGTCAACTGCCAGCGCTCTGCCGTGCCAGGAATCGCGGGCGCTCCACCAAAACGATAAGGGTCGATCATCATTAGATAGTCCCGATCAAGTAAACCTTGAGTCCAGCCGCTGTACCGTCGCCGATCTGGTCAATGTCAATCGTGATCACTGCGTTGTCTGCAAGTGCTGTATCACTGATAACAGCCGGTGTAGCAGCCGTGGTACTTGTGGTTTCGGTGTTGTCAATCGTGAGCTTGGTAGAGAGGATCGTGCTGCCCGACTCGTTAATGTCCACA